GCTCAATGGCGATAATCCGAGGAGTCTTCTGGGTTTTCGGAACATGGACGACCCTTACGGGTATCTCGTCACAGGGCTCGACAGGTTCTGGATGCAGTGTCAACGGAAGGTTCGATCGATATCTCCACGATGGAAATACCGATTCGAGTCTTTCCGTCCAGTAGGTAAACTCAGCCCTTTCAGGATGAGTCAACCTATCTGATACTGAACCAGGACCATGCTTCGGCATCAATGCAAACTCAGCGACCTGACGGTCGAGAGACGCAAAGAGAGGCCGAAACAGCTTCGCCGCTTCCTGATACCAGTAGAGATGTGAAACATCAAAACTGGAGATATCAGTTGGCACCGAAGCGTCGGTGTCCAGGTAAGATTCGAACGCGCGATCCACCCTCGCGGGTGTGCATTCGCGTTCGATCTTACTCGTCAGGTAGCAAACCTGACGAATGGCCCAGATCGCATCCGCGTCTGGGTCATCCAGAATGGTACCATCTGGTGCGAAGATTCGCAGAAGGAAACCTCCGAATAAACGGGGGAGCCCTCTCAGGTGATCGAAAGATCGAGCCTGGGCTGTCTGCCACGAACCAGCTGCAAGACTCTCTTCAAGAGCCTTAGCAAAGCTGGGGAGGGTGATCGTATAAAACGATTCACCTTCCGCTTCGCCCCGCCGAGTGAGCGTGAGCTCATCTCGGGCGGTGTCAACGGAAACTACGGAACCTACGTCCCGTAGGATGGACTGGTGGAGTCTTGCAAGGCTTTTCATCATTCCTCCTACATCAGGGGGTGTGTGATCCTAGCCTTTGCTTTCTCCCACAGTCTGCGGAACCAATGCGTCCTAGGATCAGGGATCATCGAGGGCAGAGTTTCAGATTGAATTAAAGGTATGTCCTTCACCCTCGCGGGGAAGTACCAGACCTTATCCAATCAGAACTCGCCAGCAATGACCTTGATCAGGTTCGCGTTGGTGCTCGCAGTGAACCAGTTCAGAAGGGCGACCGCTTCATCTTTGATCTCGGTGTCGGTGAAACCGACCCGAGGAGCATCGATGACGAGGTGAACCGACGTCGAGATATCGCTATTGACCGCCGTGATGGGGTCAGCCGCGATCTTGTTGAGCGTGAGCTTAACAAGGCTACGACGACGGTTGCCGTTCGACTGGGACGTCTCCAGGCGGACGCCGTTCGCACGATCAGTGAAAACAGATCGAGTCCTATCGGTCTCGGTCTTCACGAGCGAGCGAGCGGTGCCGCCAATGGTGACAGCCTGTGGCTCAGTGAGCAAAGGATTCTCCTCTATTCGGTTGTTGTTGATGTTACTCAGTGGGTGGATTTTCAGCGTTTCTTGGACAAACCAAGAGCGCCGAGGATGGCCAATTGGGAATTCGACAAACCCCCAAAGGGACCAACCGAGAACCCATACGGATTTGCTCTGATCCGACGGTAGTACGTCGCTTCAGTCACTGCATGCAAGCCACTGGGACCCTTCCAATTCGTAATGGAAGGGACACCCCAGATGAGCTGCCTGTAGACGACCTTCTGCGACGCATACGCGTAGTGGATGAGCAAATTCTCGTCTCCAGCCAGAAGGTTGGATTCGATTGAAGTCTGGATATCCAGAAACCAATCGACGAACCAGGACCAAGGGGACAGTTGCCACAGGACAGCCGGCGTAATAGATAGATCCATCAGCTGATTAAGCCGAGAGATATAACTACTATCGTCGAACTGCTTGGGCAACAGGGTCACGTATGAACCGACAAACGTCATCTTAGACTCTGTAGTCTGAAGAACGGTACCGGTTCCTACGTTCAACACTAGCGCTTCAGTTAGAGGGTTGTTACCCTCTATCTTGCGAACTGTTGACGCGGCGTTAAACCGCGGCCCTACCATGAGATCAAGACGAGCGTTATCAAACTGACGCTGGTCCTGAACTCTGGTTGACCCGAAGTGTCTCCGAATTGGTACGCCTTGAATGGCGTTCAGCTTGTATGACGCTCGTGAGAGTGCCATAGCAATTGCTTGCAAATCCTTCAGGAATGGGATCCACCCGAACTGGACGTTCAG